CGCTCTGTTGCTAAAAATTGTTTTATACCTTCCAGGTTTTCAGCTCTAGCGGCTCTTGAATCTTCTAGCGCTTTTTGTTCTAATTCAGCTTTAGCAAGCGCAGCAACCTTTTCTTTGTTGGCTGTGTCTTCAGGTGTTGCCCCGCTTTTATTGAAAGTAGCTTGTTCCTCTTTCTTAAGTTCAATTATACGCTCTAGATTCTTAATCTGCTGAACCTGCTCTGTTGCGGGCCCTATGATATTTAAATCTTCAAATAAAGCTAGATCGCCATTTTCAGCCACAAACTTAGCTCGCATTGCTTCAAGCTCTAAAGTGGCTTTGTCTATTTCCTTGGTTATTTCAAATCCAAATCCGGTGCCCTTTTGAACTTCTACAGTTCTTAAAGCTAAAATTGTTTTCTCAGTGCTTTTTAACACATCGAAGTTCTTTTGTAATTCCTCGCGTTGCGCCTTTAACTGATCTATTTGAACTTGACCTGAACCGCTTCTACTACGTCCGCGACCTCTGCCACTGGATCTTTTAGCAGCTCTTGCCGCCTCAGATTTTTCAATTTGTTCGTCCAGTTCTTTCAAACCGTTACTGGCTGCTATAATATCATCTGATACACGTTTAACAGCCGCGTCTAAAGCCTGGGGTGAATTTTTAAGTCTTTCGTTTAATACTTCATCACGAATAGCTTTTAGTTCTCTTAAGTCCCTCCCAATGCTAGCAACCCCTCTTTTATTGCTTTTAGACGCGCGACTCATCGCCTCACTTAGTTTATTGATACGCGCAATTATATCTTCAATCGGCTTTTCCTTAAGTAACTCTTCGTTAGTTTTTCCTAACTCTAAGAGAAATTCTGTCATTGCATCAGTAGCGCCTCGCAATGATCCAATTAAACCGCTTTGTTCTCCCAGGCGTAAAAGAGCGCCTTCAAGTGCTGAATCAAATTTAGTAACGCTACCTGCTAAATTATCAAGTAAAGTTTCCGCCATTGTTCTAGCGGTCCCTTCGGCGCTTTTCATCTCTTCGTTTAATTCGCGCAAACGTCCTGTCTTACTAGTTAAAGCAAGTATAGCAGGTGCGCCCCTGCGCCCGAATATTTCAAAAGCTTCTGTAGCACCTATGCCGCTATCAGCTAATTTTTCTACAATCTCGCTTAAAGTATTTGTTTGTGGTGAAACATCAGCAAGAGTTAAGCCCATTTTATCCAAAGCTTGTTCTGCTTTAGGTGTAGCTGTTAATAGCGAAGCTAATACTTGTCTAAGTCCTGTTCCTGCTAATGTCGATTGAAGACCCGCATCCGATAGAACACCCATAGCAGCACTTGTTTCTTCAAGACTTACGCCTAAAGCGGCTGCAACTGGCGCTACGAATTTCATACCTTCGCCAAGTTGCTCAACGTTGGTATTAGCTTTACTTGCAATAGCAGCCATTATATCGGCTACACGATTGCTTTCAGAGGCTTCTATGTTGAAACCCGACATTATATTAGAAGCAATGTCTGCAGCGCGTCCTAGATCAAGCGAACCTGCTGCAGCTAAGTCTAGCAGCCCTGGCATTGCGCTTAGTATCTCGCTAGTTTCAAAACCAGCTTGACCTAAGAATTTCATACCTTCAGCGGCTTGACTTGCAGAAAACGCAGTTCCTTCCCCAAGCTTCTTAGCTTGTTCGGTAAGGGCTTTCATGTCCTTCTCAGTTCCTTGTGTAACAGCTTTTACTGCTGACATGGATTGTTCAAACTTCTTGTTTGTTTCCACAAATCTAGCAACTTCTTGACGCAATAAAATAACTGCAGTTGTTATTCCGCCAATCGCTAAACCACCTTTGACTATAGAAGCGGTTGTACTCTTGCTAGTTTTACCTAGCTTGTCAGTAGCCCTCTCAGTTCTTACACTTTGAATAGCTAGCGCCTTCAGATTATTGGTAGCTACTACACCACCTGCAGAATCAATCTTAATCTGTAAATTCGCTATTTCTTCAACTGCCATAACTTACGCTTCTATATATGTTGTCCAGGTCCATTAATACTTCTACTTGATAAGATTTGATAGGCCGCCTGTATAGAGTTGCCCAATTTTGAATTTCACTAAACGTAAGCACTTCTGAGCGCTTAAGTTCGTAAAACCAATTGAGTAAGTATATTGTTTCATTAGGCGGTGGTTCGTTATATAATTCTTCTTCTAATTCGCTACTATCTTTTTTAAGAGTTTTGTATGTTTTTATTATTTGATTAAGATGCGTTCTTTTCGTTATTTTTCCCCCGTCCAAAGTCTTATCTAACTCGCACTCTTTTCTAAAGTAGTCGTAGAGTCCTTGGACGGATCGGAGAAAAAAAGCTTATTATTTGTAGCGTATTTATCTATCTGGTCTGCGATTTGAGGCGCTTCGACCATTAATTTAAGTTTGTTTTCGTCGCTTAATTCATCCTCTAAGGACCAATCAGCTATTAAAGTGGCAAGCAATACATTTTGATCCAGAGCTTCAACCTCTATAGCATTTCCGTTTTCGTCTTGAGCGCCTATTGCCGCTTGCTGCATTTCGTATTGAGCTGAAAGCTTGTCTCTAAAAGCATCGCTCTTTGTATTGCGGACTTTTATCCAGTGTTTTGACGGTGAACCGTCAGGATGAACGAGGGGGAGTTTTACCCCCTCGTTCGATTTCTGTCTTGTGAAGAATTCTTCCATTGTGCTTTGGAGTTGATTTTTTAATTTAAGTTTATGCTGCTATACGTGTAAATATAACATTAGTGTCTAGATCAGCATCGTAGAGCGCTTGGAAAGGCATAGCGAGAGTAATCGCACCTTGTCCAGAAACGTCAGGTTGACCTGCATTATATTTAACGCGCGGCATTGTGATATGATAAGAGTTACCATCAGCATCAACTAGCGTTAAGTCTAATGTAGACTCATCTTCATTGATAAACTTATCCAACAAATCACTGTTTTCAAAGTAAGCTGTCAAGTTACCGCTTAGGTTAGAACGTCCGACTGTTGGCAAAATAGTCTTATCGCTGCCTACTACGAATCTTGGCTCTAGCCCATTTTCCATATTTAACGTTAACTCAGTAACAACACCGTTAACAACTCCACCTTCGCTAATAGTTCCTGTAAAGGAATCCATAACCTTAGTAGTTGTGGCAGCATTGTAAGTTGATCCTGCAGGCTCCGTTTCAGAAGTTGGTTCTTGATCGCGTCCCAATGTGGTAAACGTTCCAGTAACCTTAGCATCTGCAGTGATAGTAAGAGTCATGTTATTATACTCTACACCGTTGAACAGGTGAAAAGGCTTATCAGCAACTTGAAAGTCGCTAAATTCACGTAGAACAGAAAAACTTCTACGTGTAACCCCTGCTACTATATTTGCAGATGTAACTGTAAACGTAACAGAATCCCCTGCAGCTTCAGTAACTAACCCTGTTGCATCAATAACCACAATCTTACCAGCAACAACACTTTTGATTTCAAAGGTTGAATTGTTAGCTCCAGTTGTGAAACCTGCAGAGGTGAACTTATCGCCAGGTTTGAACCCTGCAGCTAAGAAACCATTGCCGGAATCGTTAAAGCTACCGTCAGAATCATCAACTGAAAAAGTCGTGTCATTGATAGGCGCTATAGTGTTCCATCCAGAATCGGAAAGTAAAACAGCTTCAAAGAAAGCGTCGTAAGTTCCGTAAGATAGTTCAAAGCCTAAATCGCCGCCAACTTGTTTCGCGCCATGCTTGAAATCTTGGATCTGTCGATTTTCTTTTAACTCCTCACTAATTTGCGTATTCTTGGAAAGTCCAAGACTTAGTTCAGTGTGTCGCACACTCTCGAAAACAGGCGATACCGGAGTTACGCCATAAGAACTTTCAAGAACTGCGGATAGTTTATGTCTACTTGCATCAGCCATTGTATTATTTATTTGAGTTTATATTTCTTGTTAGTTGTGCAAACCAACTAATAGTCAGCATTACACGGTAAAAGCTATCGGTTTCGAAACCGTTTTTAAATCCTGCAGATACTATTTTTACGCATTGCCCTTGATACTTGAAGTATCGACCTGCTGTAAAATAGTCTAGGGCGCATTGTGCCATTGCTAGCAAATCTTCGTCGCCTTGGCCCTGGACCATATTTAAATCTATTTGAAAAATACCTGTCACATCATCTAGACCCGCATCACCCAAAGTTCCTACTTCGGGTTGATTAGGTATGAAATTAAGACGCGCCCAAATCTCATCTTGAGGCGGTGTAAAGCTAACGTTAGGTACAGCAATATGCGCTTCATCAATGTCAGTATGATCAATAAACGCCTGAAACAATGCTTTCTTTGTGTTATGCAAACTCATACTTTTCTTGCTTGTTCCTGTACTAATCTTTCCCAACGAATGACATTCTTTCGCGCCATTCCTGCAGGCGCTTGATTTGAATGACCTTCTTCAAGGGCTTTGATATATGGTAAATTGTTTCTAATATAAGTAGTTTCATTGATACCACCTACGTTTTTTTCAAGTTTAGATAACGCAATAGATCCGTCTTCGTCTACAGTTTGCAAAATTCTTGTTTTAGGTGAGTTTACGGAGGTTTGCCAGTTACCTCTTGCGCGTCCAGTGTCAACGGGCGTGTCGTCTATAATAGACGCGCCTAGCTCGAACACAGCGCCTTTGTAAGCGTTTTCAATGCTTAGTCCTGTATTAGTTGCAAAAGCTGCTATATTGGCTGCAAAGCTCATGGTTTAGCGCTCCCCTTTCTAATAAATACTTCGTAAGTTAAATCTATTCCCGCAGGGCTAAGAATGTTGCAATGCTCTACTGTCCAGAATGTAGTTTCTAAAGTAACACGATTACCATTGCTAGGGACAAAAGGCGCACCTGAAGCACTTAGCAAAAGCTTGCGACTTTCGATATTTGTTAAACCATCGAAAACCTTCTTATCCTCTTCTTTAGTTGTGGGGAATACGGCACCGCTAAAGCTATGAGTAACGGTAGTCTTAGACGCAATGCAACCTTCAACCAAATCAACGTCTTGTTCGATCTGGTCTATAGGTATGGATTGCCCAAAGTCTGTCAAAAGACTTTCAGCTACTCCTAGCATATTATCGTAAAACGCGCTCATACTCTACGTGTTGTTATTCCCCCTCCTGCTGTATTTTTTAATAATGGTGCTAACATTACCTCAACCTTTCTCAAGATTGGTTTAACGCTAGGACTTCCCTTGTCTGAAAATTCTTGCTCAATCGGTCCGACCTTATTTTTAATTACATGTCCGGTTGTTCCGTTAGGTGTAGGGTCCGTTCCTGCTGCTATATCCATTACAGCTTGCGCTTGTGCGTTTAGCAGTTCTTTAGGCATAACGCCATCGTCCAGGTATTCGCCAAAGTAAAGAACGTTCTCCCTGGGATACATTAATTCTTGAACAGTTCCTAAACGATCCCCTTTAAGATTAGGTTCAAATTCAATAATGTAATCCATAGCCTTAATAACTGAGACTTCCAATATTACATCATCTGCAGACAGCGTAACGCCCCTTGCTTCAGCAAAGGCACGCGCATACGCTAAGTCGATAAAGGAATTCGCATCTGCAACAATTGTTCCGTCTTCTATTATTAAGGCCATTGGATTACTTATTAAAGGTTATTTCTTTTTAACTGTCTTCTTTTTCTTACCAGGTTTTTTAACTGGCGCAGGTTTAGAAGGTTTTTTGAAAGTTTCTTTTAACATGCGCTCAATGTCCACAAGTGCTTCTTCTGCTTCATCGCCTCTATATTTCCATTCCTGGCAATCACGAATCATTTCAACCAACGTTTCGGCTTCTGTCTCTTCAAGATCAACAACAATGTCGCCTTTCTTTTTACCGTGTGCGTTTGTTGCATCAATTAAAGCGTTTTCAACGCGATCTAACATTAAGTTCTTTTGTCTAGGCCATCCTGACAAACCTTTAGGCAGGTAAGCTAATGCGGTTTTAATCCACCAAACATAAGGTAGAGCTATAGTTTCAACAACTTCGCCTGTTCTGTGGTTAACTTTGTAAGGAATCATAACCTTACTTTTCTTTAGTATTAGTTTTTTCATTTCGTTTTGTGCTTTGTTTTTGTGCTTTGTTTAAGAAAAATTATGCCGTTAATCCTAAGTTCTGAAGAACTGCAATTACATCGCCTAATGTTACAGGCGTAGAGGCTTGAGCAACTGGAGGTGCACCATAAAAACCCATATCACCCTTGAAAAGCCAAGTGTCGTTCCCTGCATTATAGTTCACAGCTTCAAAAGAACCATTCTTGCGAACAATGAAATCCCTGTCATTAAACTCTGCATTGAAGAGAACATTGTTTGTATTAGCAGTAAATACTACTTCACCACTTCCCTCACGAAAGGTATCACATGTTAAATCTCCGCCGACATTTAAATCATCTGCAACCGTGACAACTGTGTTACTGACTGTCAGTTTTGGAACGGCATTGAATTGAAATTGAATCTCCCCTATTGTGCTTATATGACTAAATAGATAATGCCCTGTGCCATTATGCCACACTTTAGTATCTGCATTCGCACCACCACTTGACTCACGTCTAGTTACTAAACCTGCACCCCCTGCATTGTTGATGTAAAGTTCACTAGGGCCTGACGTTTCGCTTATAGTAAGTCCGGCATGGCAAATTGTGTTGCTTTCGACAGTTAAGACACCATCAACATTTAAATTATTCGTGACCGTAACAAGTCCACTTCCACGATCAATTGTAAACAATGGCGCACCGAAGCCACCCCCTGCGCCGATTATGAATGTGTCAACGAATCCTGTGTTATCTGTCCCGACTGTAAACTGATTTAAACCTTCAGTCTGATAAACTGTTTGGACAACACCATCAGCAAGGGCATTATTCCAATGGTTTTGAACTGTGCCATTCCTTGTTAAGTGAATATGGTCTGCGTCTATGTTGGCTGATACAAATAAATCTGCTCCATCAAAAGTTAGTCCTGTAAAGCTTTCAAATTGGAAAGTGCTGCTGTTCCAAACGCCAACACCTCCGTTAATCATTGCATTTGATCGCGTTGCCACATGCTGCGTTTCATCCGTATATACTATTGCGTTAGGCGTATCTAAAGTTCCTGCGCCTGCAATATCCCCTGTAATTGCTTCACCGTCTAAGAATGTGCCAATAGTAAAACGGATTTTAAGTGTTGGACTTCCTGCAACATCATAAATTCTTGCTTTAGCCCCTGAAGTTGCGCCTGTAATTTCTTCACCGAAAACAAACGGTGTTGTTATTGTGCTAAAAGTTGCATCGCCGTAATATTGCCCAATTTTAAAACTGTCGTCTACTTCATCAAAAACAAATCTATAGGGGTTTTCTGTCCCCCTATCAATTTCGACACCTGCAAAACCTGCTGTTACACCTGCAAAAGTTTCACCTTCATTTAGACCAGCTATAGGATTGTTTACTGTTACCGTTTCAATGTCTGTAATAGTAGAATCCCCTAATACATTTAAGTCACCTGAAATTGTGATGTTGCCATTTAAAGTTCCTGTCCCTGTGCCACCGTCAAATATAATTTGTGCGGCGTTGATCATTCCTATGCTATCAGAAATATTCACAATACCACCGCTTACAGCTTCAATGTCATTTGTTTTCAATCCATTGTTAAAAGTTGTTTCACCGTCAAAAATATGTGTATGTGTCCCGCCGTTGTATCGGTATGCAAATTGACCATTACCAAAAATAGTAAAATCTTGGTCGCCTCCTTGGTAGTTAAAAAGCGCATCTCCTTCAAATTGTGTATGCGCGTCAACTGTTACAGTTTGACCGCTACCATCGCTGATTGTGTGTGCTAAAAGTGCGCCGCTTACAGTTACATCACCACCGAAACTTGCAAGTCCTGTTCCGACTGTAAACTTTGTTGAGCCTAGCACCTCAATTTCATTAGCTACCGCATCATAAATGCGAAACATATTTAAACCACTAGCTTCAAACAGAAACGAATCTGCTTTTAAAGTTGCAGCTCCCCCTTGCCAATTAATTTCGGAACCACCTGAACCAAGCTTTAAATCTCCATCGACAGTTAAATCTTCAAAAGTCGGGCTTGAAGTTGTTAAAAGCGGTTGATCTAAGTAACCCATCTTAGTTTGCAATCCAGCATCTAACATTGAATTTGCAATAACTCCGGCTTGTATAATAGTAACGCCATCGGCAACACTAACCACATGACCGGAATGGTTTGGGTGCGAATAGTTATTTGCACCTGGAGCAATGCCAGTTAACTTAGAAAGTAGCGCGTCAGTAAATGCGTTGGTATCTGCTTCAGCTTCGTAAAGTGTCTTTATTTCGGAACCAGTCTGATCGCCTGTAGCTCCTGCTTCAATGCCTGCGAGTTTACTTACTGCAGCGTCATCGAATGCGTTAGTGTCCGCTTCCGCTTCATAAGCTATCTTAATTTCTCCCCCCGTTTGGTCTGCAGTAGCGTTCGCTTCTATACCTGACAACTTAGAAACGGCCGCATCGTTGAAAGCGTTAGTATCTGCTTCGGCCTCATATAAAGTTTTTATTTCAGCGCCGTCTTGGTCCGCAGTTGCACCCGATTCAACGCCCGCTAACTTATTGCGTTCCGCAACAGTCATTATTTTAAGACCTGCCGTTTCGGCTATATCTGCTGCGTCTAAAGTAACAACTCCTTGTTTACCTGCTACGCTCTGCACGTTGTCAGGTCTTCCGAAACTATCCCATTCAGCGCCGTCGTATTTAACTTCATCGCCTTCATAGTAAGTTTGTAGACCGTTGCCTAGATCTTGAGCACCCGTTACACCGATTAAATAATTGTCGCCTTGATTACCTACACCGTTCGTTATAGCAGGTGTATTTGTTAAAGCGTTCCAGCTACCCAAATATTCGCCGTTCTGCACGCTTGCAGGTAAATTAGCAGCAGGCACCTTACCAGATGCATCTAAAGGCGCATAACCATTGTTAACACCCTTGTTAGCGGACTGCTCCGAACCAGCTACTAAAGTTTGTTCTGCATTAGTAAAAGCATTTGTATTGGCGTTATTTTCATACGCTGTTTTAATCTCTAAGTCAGTCTGATCGGCAGTCGCACCTGGTTCTACTGTTGCTAACTTAGATTTTTCGGAGTCTGCAAATTCGTTGGTATTGGCATTACTTTCGTAAGCGATTTTGATTTCAGATGCGCTTTGATCAGCGGTTGCATTTGCTTCAATTCCTCCGAGCTTAGATTTTTCCGCGTCTGTGTAGGCGTTTGTGTCTGCGTTGTTTTCGTAAGCAGTTTTGATTTCTGCGTCAGTTTGGTCGCCAGTTGCGCCGGATTCACCAGATAACAACTTCGTCTTCTCTGCATCTGTAAAAGCGTTCGTGTCAACCTCGCCTTCATATAATACCTTTATTTCTGCTCCGGTCTGGTCAACGGTAGCATTATCTTCAATGTTGTTTAATTTAGTTAGTAATAAATCTGTAAAGGCATTTGTATCAAGTTCAGCTTCATACAACAATTTAATCTCTGTGCCTGTTTGATCTCCGGTTGCCCCTGCTTCTATTCCGGTAAGTTTCGCTAAATCTGCGTCGGTAAACGCATTTGTGTCTAACTCCGCTTCATAGAGAATTTTTATCTCTGCGCCGTCCTGGTCGTCCTTAGCATTCTCTTCTACAGTAGCTAGTTTAGCTTTTTCAGCATCGTTAAATTCGTTAGTATCAGGATTAGATTCGTAAGCCGCCTTAATTTGCGCGGGTGTTCCTACTCCTGGCGGTCCTTGCGGACCTGAAGAAGCGCGATCAACAACAAGCGTATCGCCTTCAACCTCTAAAACTAGGCTAGCCTCTTCAATATCTAATACTAATTTACTCATGTTAGTTTGTTGCAGCGCTTAAGGCCATTATGTTTTTAATTAAAAATGAAAGCATGCCTAATATAGTTATGGTTAGGAATGTGCCTGCTATCCACATATATTTAACTTTAGATTTTAAGCCTTTGAAATTGTCGCCAGATGTTTCAATGTGGTCTTTGAAGCTAACAGCATTATCTACAAGACCTTTCATACGTTGCTCAGGTAATCCGAAAACCGCCATATGTGTCGCTTTACCTTCTGCCATTGAAATGCCCATATTATTAAAATGTTCTTCTTGATCCTTTGCTATTTTTTCAACCGCTTCTGCAACGTCGTTAACAACCTCATGGCGTTTACGAACTTCGCGTTCCATATTAGTCTGTAACTCTTTAATTGCGCGTCCATATCGTTTTAATTTAGCAAGAACTATTACTGAATTTTGTTCTTCCGGTCTAACATTTGATAAATCGTGAGGTGCGTAAATTTCGCCATCCTCATCAATATCAATATGTTTAATTTCTGGCGGTTCATCTGACATTAGGTGACTTCAAGTATCTTGATTTTAACTTTTCCTTCTTTAGGCAACTGTATAACTTCACCCGCAACCGACGCATAAAGCTTAATGTAACCTTCGTATAGACCTGGAGCCAAAGCCGCAGTGTCAGTATCAGACAGAACAAATAAAATATTAGGTGAAACATCGTCTAATGTTCCGTTAAATATTACAGGTGTAGTGTCGTCTTGCGGAAATAGTAAAAGCTCTACCGCCATATAACCAGATAACGCATAAGGGTCGTTATTGCTGTCCTTATAAGTAAAAGGCAGGTTAAGAGTAGTCCCTTGTAGGACTTCGAGCTTTATATTTGCAGCAGACATTTTATTTAGAAAAAAAGAAGGGATACACCCGCAATAAGGCCCAGCGCCTAAGCGAATGTATCCCCAATCAATTATTTAGCGTCGTCGCCTTCTGGAATAGCAGGTATCTTTTCAGTTACAGGCTTAACTTTAACGTCCTTATCAGGATACGCTTCAACGTTAGCTTTGTAAGCCTCCTCGATGTCTTCATCTGTTAAACGCTTCGCGGCTGCTTTCTGACGCAATATGCGTAAGCGAGCTTCGCCCTTTGAATCTAGTTGCATTCCTACAGGAAAGCCGAATTTATTTCTCTCAATTTTTGCTTTTTTATTAGCCATAGTATTTTTATTAAATTAAAGATGGTTAGTTTAGAATTGCCCCGCACACTGTTTTAAATGCGCGGGGCGTTTTCCAAATCAGATTAGACGTTAGTTTCTAGGAAAGCTAGATTAACGTTCTTGCGTTCTACAACACGATCCCAAACAGCAGCAGTTGCCAATTCGGTTAAGTCAAACGACTGACCTGCAGGCGTTCCTTCGTGCTTGAATCCGCGAGGATGCAACAACCAGGTCTTACGTGTCCAAAGAATATCTTCTCCGGCACCCTTACCTGAAGCTTCTTTGCGCTCAAGCTCAACTGGATTGTCAGGAGAACCAACACCGTAACCAAATACACCACCACCGAAAATAATACTTGTGTATTTATCGCTGTTAGATCCAGTTGTTACAGGCATTGAATCGTCAATAACGATACGGTGCCCCTTATACGAACGATATAGAAGAGTTCCTTCGCTATCGCGAACGTCTTCAGCTTCGTTGTTATCAGCAAGCGTATGATACACTGCAGAGTGCATTACGATTGTGGTTAATCCGGTGAACGCATCGCCCATAGTTCCGATAACCGCAGCATTGAAGTTCTTAAGAGAGAACTTTTCAGCAGCAGTAGGTGAAGCTATGTCTTGATAAGCTGTAAAAAGCATATCAGCAGAATCATTAGCCACATTATCGGCAAGGATTCCAAGCGCAGACTGAATAAGCCTCTTCTGCCACTGGCGCGTCCAATAAGCGTCAATACGGTTACGAACATGCACAAGTGCGTCAGCTCCCATAGTTAGCTGGTTAACGAGATTCTTAGCGCTGAATCCTTGATTCATATATGCTAAGAAATAAGCTTCGTTATCCTGCCCAACTTTGTTAGGAACCGCAAGATCGTCGCTATCATCGCCATAATTAGGCTCTAAGGACGAATCAATATCATTCCAAAACGGTAGCGTTCCAGTCTGCGAAGGACTGTTAGCGAAAGTGTCAAGCTCTGGACTAGAGACAATAACACCGGATTCATAAAACGCGGTTTTCTCAGGAGAATTTACCGCAGAGAGGTCTTGATATACCTCAACGTCTATTACGTCAGCAAGTCTTACAGATGCCATAGTATTTTATATTTTAGGTTTATATTATTTAGTTTTCGTTATTTTCTTTAATAAGAAATTTTTCGACTAAATAGACTAGGCTTCTTGTGTCTGCTTTAAAGCATCGTAGGCTTGAGGATTTTCACGCTTCAAGGCTACGAGTTCCGCACCGGAATACTCTGCCCATTTCGTCTTTTTCTGGGCACCGCCCGTTCCTTCGTTGTTGGAGGCACCGCCTCCTGAAGCCTTACTTGCAACAACTATGGACGCATATTTTTCATTTGTAAAGAATTCTTTTCGTAATTCTTCAACAGACATAGCAGAAGGCTTGCCTTCAGTATCTAAAACACGGGTTATTGATTTGCCGTCTGCTATCTCAGTAGTAAGCCTAGCTGCAATTTGAGCCTGCATTAAATGCCCGTTATGCTCCGCAAGATCAGTTGCCATACTTTCAGCTACACTATCAACGGTTTGATTACGAATAATTCCGTCTTTTTCCTGAAGTCTCGCTTCATAGTCGTTCTTCTGATCCTCTAATTTCTTCTTATATGACTCTTCTAAAGCTGTGTAGTCGCCTGCTTTTTTAAGCTTTTCTTCTTCTGCAGCCTGGGCTTCATCTGCCTTTTTCTTATCTGCTGCAGCTTTCTCTTTCTCCAATTCCTTAAGCTTCGCTTCAGCAGCGTCGGCGCGCTCTTTCTCATGTTGTTTAGCACGAAGAACTGCATCCCCATCGTCGTTCTCAACCTTTAAATGAAATTTCCCGTCCTTCTTCTGTTCGTAAAGGTCATGGTATTTCGCGTCTATGTCTTCTAGTTTTTCTGCTATTTTCTTTAACATGATATTATGTGCTTTTAGTTATTATTTACGTTTTGGTTTCTTACATTGACCCCTAGTTCCTCAAATAAAGCAGCTTCTTTTTTCTGCATTTCGGCTAAGGTTCTAGGTTCAAAATTCTTATTTAGTTGTAATTTAGCGAATTCAGTAGCGCTTAACTTATTAGAGCGCAGTAGTTTAGTTCGTTCTTTACCAATTACATCTTCTTGAAATCCTTTGTCCTGGCGCTTAAGCCATCCGTAATAAGTTGTTCTAGCAGATACCGGACCATCTGCACTAGCGCGGGTAGCACCTCTACTAAGAAATTCAAATTCCTTAGATATTACAGGTATTGTAGTAGATCGGCATTGTATATGAATAGGAGGCATTGGACCTTGACCAACTGGAAATTCTTGACCGTCTAACCCTGCGCACTGTGTAGTTGTGCGATGATCTAAAACAGCACGATATTTATATTTTTCTATAATATCCTTGTTTGCTTCCCATGTAGATTCGCGCGCTTTACTAGACACATGCTGTATTGCTGTTCTGGCTACGGCCTCCGCTTGTCGCTTAGAAGTAGCAACTAAACCGTCGTTAAACGAATTTGCCTTAGTGCCTCTAATTGCTGTAATTACCTGCTGTGTCGTATTACCATTCACCCAGGCCTGACGGATAGCATTGTTTACAGAGGTTATTTGCTTGCGGCTCCAGTCTCTAACAAACGGCTGCAATAACTCACCTGTTGCTGATAATGGATCTCTAAGCGCAAGGCCCATTGCAGCTTTTGTTGTACTGTCACCTACACGGTTACGCATAGCCTTTTTAACATTGGCTTTTATAGCTTTGGTTTCGAACTTGTGTTCATTATCCGCAATACCTTCAAGGCTATCGAAAAACTCTGTCTCATTGTCTAACAACAACTTCTGCTGCGCTCTTTTAACTTTAGAAAGCAACGCATTGAGCTTTTTCCGGTTAAGTTTACTAATATCAGGTTCGTCTAGATCAATTAAAATATCCCTAACAGCTCTTTCAGTCTTGCGCAGAATCGACGAAAATTGACGGGCTTCGTGCGTCTTAACTTGTTCTAGTAAGACTTGATGCCGAATAATTGTGTCTTCAAGCGAGAGCTTCTTAGGCATTAATTATCTTCGGTTTCTTCTTCGTCTGCACTTGACCCCTCATCGACAGGGGGTTCTCCAAGCATTAGCATTTGAGTATCTAGATTTTCATCTTTAAAGGTTTCCCAATCTTCAAATTCTTCAAACGCATACCCTGAATCAATAAGCTTTGCTCTCATTTCCATGTCAGTAATCGCGCTAGCGTTCCAAGCTGCCATTATCTGCGCAAACTCTTGCGGTGATATTTTAAGCGAATCGAAATCTGTATTTAGTTTAACAGTAGCGTCTTCTGTAATGCCCACAAATGCACCGGCATATCGTAATGCGACTTCGTAAGCCTCGCTTACATTATTTGCAGCAGTGCCTAGAACAGAGGAATCGCTAGCGTTATCAGAGCTTGCCTCTTCAGCAGTTCTTTGAACGCGCTCTACTTCAACAAGTTTAGCCCCTAGAGAAAGCGCTTGTTTCTCTTTAGCGTCCATAGCCTCCTTTGGCATTGTGTTAGGTTCAACCTGAAGCATTCCCGCGTCAGCGTCTTCAGGTAAAGATACAGCAGCGCGTGCGCCCAATTGGATTTCACCTTGTAAGACTTCTTTCACCCAATGCTCAGTCAGTCCGGTAAAATAGGGAGTAGGTTGCCCCATTACGAAACAGGCTTCTTCGTAATCGGCGGAGTTACGATAGTGTGCGATATTGAGAACCGACATATCATATAAAGGGGGCTGGTCTATATTTGGGTCGTTATTCGTAGAACCTACGAAAGTAAGAGGAATAAAGTCTAGTGGTTTGCCTTTATGGTCTGTAGGAACTGTTGTTTCGATTAAAACTTTCTCCGAGTCGTTGCCTTCTTGCTCCTGCCAAATCTCTACAGTGTAAACATTATCAACCAATTTTAATACGCGCCATTGTTTAGCTAGGCATTCTTCAAACCCATTATCACTAACAACATAGGATTCTAGAATGTCTACCAGGGACAAAACCGTTTTACTACCTCTTGCGACAGTCCGCCAATTAATAATTTGTTCCGGTGCAATACGAATAATAACAGGATGAATACCGCCTTCGTTAATTACTTCCTGCGTTAAATCGCCTTCTGTTTTAGGAAAGTCCACAAACAAAGCGGATCTGCCTTTAGAAACTACAGCCGCTAATGTTTTCTGCGATTGCTGCAGTAACGATACGCCGCTTCCGTCAACATCTGTTTCTAGAGTCTTAAGGCTTGGGGGAATATCTATTTGAGGGTCTTTTTGGAAAACCATACCTACAAGACCATTTAAAGTTCTTGAGGTGAAATTATAAAATACAGCTCTGAGTATGTAAGCTGCGTATCTTGCCTTATTTTCGTTGCTTAGATCAGTAGCGTTAGGCATTGGCAGATACGTGGTATCTTGGGTTTTTATGGTTATTTCACCTTCTAAACAGTGCTGTATTTGCAACCATAAAGGTAACATTGCGTCGTATTCTGGTAAAGTATAGCTTGGGTCCGGTTTGTTATTAGTTGCTTCTGGCATTTTTGTTTTTAGGTTGCGTGCTTTACTTTAATTGCATTTGCGTATCGCTTTTTCTCCGCTAAGAGTTTATAGCGCACTTCATCATAAATATGATCTTCTGCGTCGGTGTCAACATCATCTGGATTCTTTTCGCAACGTGGAAGCACTGGCAGAGTTGCTATAGAGTCGGTGCAATTATCGAAGAAGTATAGGCCTGGACCAGCTTCGACACCATCAATTGCAGAGTCTAAACTATCTCTAACTAGCTGTAATCCTGTTATTCTAGTGCCAGGTGCTTTATTGGCTTTGATCCATTCAACCCCCGCTTTGGACATTTTCTTACCAATAGAGTCTTCTTCAGGGTCGTCTGTTCCGTAAATAGATCCATCTGCAGCCCCAGGATAAACCTTCGTTTTAATCCATCCACCATCTTTTAAAATCTTCTCACGCTCTAAAATACCTTCTGCGACTTTCTTAGCAGACATTCGTAAGCCTTCGTTGTGTTCATCTTTCTGACAACCATACCATTCCGCTATACGAATATAACTACCTGCAGCAGGGCACCATGTATTCCCATTAGCTAATTTAACTTCTTCGCCGTTTGCTTCAGCCCACCATCCTACAGAGAAAGGTTTTGTTGATCCCCAGTCGAAAGTTCTATCAATGCGCCATGAATGAGGTATTTTAAAACGCTGCTTAACATGAATATTCTCGTTCCATAGATCGTCTATCGCTCCACCTGCTACAATATTCCAGTCGCCTTCTAACCATGCTTTACGCTTATTAGGCTCCTTAATGCTCACAAGATCGGCGATGTATTTCGCATCCAGATAAATATTCTCCTTGTAGCTCCCGAATATTCTAACGCGGGTTTTAGTTACCATTTCTTTTTGCTGCGTCCTTGGATTAAATACTTCAACTTCTGTTCTATACATCTTCCCAGGGGGCGCAGGATCTATAAAACGTTTCTTTACTGCATTGTGCCCTGCGCCGTAAGGGTTAGTTGTACTGAAAGTAACCAAAGGCAGGTCTGGTAGCACAACGTCTATTTTACCCGTTTGCGTATTCTTAGGACTGTGCTTTTCAGGTAGAAAACCGGACCTGTTACAACTCATCATTGCATCATAGATTTTTAAGTCAGGGTATTTCGCTAGCTCATTCCACCCAATGAACGGAAACTCTTGCCCGTGATAGTTCCAATAGTCGCTTTCTCGTTTGATTGCACGAAATAGCAATTGCTCTCCTGTAGGCCAAACCCATCTATAATCAGACTTGGACGCAAGGAACTTTGCACCATCACCAAACTTATCGAACCACTTGCGCGACTTATCAACTAAATCGTCTAAATTCTTATACTCTCTATCGAATATAACACCCTTCCAGTAACCGCCGTAACCCTGTCCGACATGCTTGCGAAAGAACATAAGCTGCGCGTCAGTCTTACCTGGGCCACGCGTGCCTTCGTATAGTATTTCATCGGCAGGGCAAGAAATAGCTAAGGCTTGGGGGCCTTCGAGAGGTTGCCAGATGATTTCATTCATCTTTATCTATATTAAAAGCTACTTTCAAAACCTCATTCATTTTAAGATTTTCAAGTATTCCTACGACATCCATGTTAGATAAATTAAAAGCGTTTTTAAGTTCTTTCAATCGCTGCTGCATTTGATCGTAAGCTAAATAACGGTCTTCAGAGCTAGATTCGTTTAATAAGTCTTTCATGTATATTCGTAATCCTCTGGATCGTCTTCGTCGTCATCGTCGTAGTCTGGTCCAGTCATCTTCTATTCCCCAATCTACGCTTTAAACCTTTATTTAATTTAAGCTTCTCGCTCTTAGGTCTAGCGAAAGCTTTGTGTTTAATTACAGGATCAGGATGGAAAAAAGGCTCCTGTGTTTCAAATATAGAAAACATACTTTGATTCAAATAGATCATTCCTTTACAGCCTGTTTAAGTTCTCGTTGCGCTTCGGCTGCCTGCGCTTCCCAATCTTCAGGGGATGAAGTAGCAGGAACAACCATTACGTTATTTACTAGGGTATTGTTATTAGTAATTTTATTAGGTCCGATTAATCCGGTAATCCTGCATAACAACTTAAAGTTCTGAGTTGCGATAACTGGGCACAAATTATGAGACAAACGCTTAATCCCGTGTATTGTATAGTTGCGCAAATATTCCATGTCGCTTTTAAATGACAAATGCGAATCGTCAATTAACTGTCTAGTGTAAGGTTCTTTCATCCATTTACGCGCAGTTGTTACGCTCATGCCTATACGCTGACAAGCAAATGTAAGGTTGTAGTCCACAATATAAGAAGCTACAAAACGTTGACGTTTTAACTTAATATCGTCTGTTAAATGATGCTCAGTGCGCCATTCAACAATACCTGATATATGGTCGCTTTCGTTCTTATCGAACTTTACGCCTTTAGGTTTCTTTTTCCTTTTTGCAGACGATGCGGCCTTTTTCTTAAGCTCCCAAGGTCTTTCGGCGTGTGGCATTTTTCCAGTCTATAGAGAATATTTTTAAGACATGATCAACGAATTCTTCACTCTCATTCGGAAAGTGGACTTCTTCTAGATACTGTCGGCGGTCTTTTTCTGGGAGAGAGCGAAAATTCTCTATGGTTAATAGTCGGGTCAGTTTGGATATTCTCATATAGTTCTTTTATTTCGACACCATACAGGCGACCCTCGTTATCCCAGGCGTCAAGTAAATCAACGAACGCTTGAAACGATAGATCTATGTCAGTCAATGATTCGGCAGGTGTAGGTTTATGATTTGTTGAATGCCTATCTGTAACTTTTACAAGCACGCTTTTACCCTGGTAAGTAACCAGTAACATAGTGCCAAGCGGGTATTCCCAACTAGCACATGTCATTTTAGTAGGGTCGTAGGGTATTTCATCTAATGCCATAGGCAACCCGATATAATCATAATGATAATGGGTTGCTTCCTTAGCGTCTAAATAACGCGTTAGTATGAATAGCATTAAAAGCAGCAGGCCGAATTTAACAAAAAACGGCTGTAGCTTAATAGCGTCTGTATCTGTGTCCAATATATTGCATTCAGTTTAGTTTCGGTTTTAAAACTGAATTTAAACCTGCAATTTCAAATCCGTCAATCTAATTTTAATTTCTCTTGATTTGAATTATCTCTGCGCAACTCTTTTATTTTATCTGCCTCCGCCCATAACTTGCCTAAGAAACCCATTTTCTCTTCAATCTCATCAGCCTCTAAAATCAAATCCTTAAGTTCTTTAATCCGAGCATTCTTCTTAATAATTACAACTTCTAGTTTGCTTACTTCTCTTTCACTCATTTCTTTTGTGGTTCGTAGTTAATAGCGCGTAGGATTTGAGCCTTCTTTACTGGATCTGTTTCGAACCAGTAAAGAACCCAAATGTCAAACTGTTCGCGCATTGTTAGTTTTAAATAGTAGGGGTCTTTTTTCATTTGTAATAATTTTTATATTTCAATTTAAATGCATTTCTACCAGCATACGCTAACCTGCTGCATCTAACCATATGAGCGTTAATTTCTTGCGTACTAATTGTGTAAGTGCGCGACAGTGTTTCAAAAATAACACCCCATTGTTCAGCGTATAGAAAGTATTGCCCTTGCTTTCTCTCGCTCTCACTAACAACGCTCATTTTAATTGTCCTGATTGTTTTAGTGTTTGGTATTGAGTCACCTTTTTCACTGGAACAGCAAAATCGTGAACAGTCAGTCTGTTTTCAAATTTCTGTAAGACGCGCCCCTTAGTAAATGACGGTGTAACATCTTTGAAAATATAGTTGTCTACTGTAGAAGATGGTATGCCAACTGAATTAATAAGATGCGTGTAATTGCCCTTACGAATCTTGATATACTTTCTTAACCTAGCCACAATTGCAGCCCATTCTTTGTCGTTTTGTTTAATCTTCATCGTATTTAGCGAGTTCTTTTATATCATCAAATACTAATTCATACCCAACAATTTCCCTTTCCAATTTTGCAATATGATTGCTAGCATCTTCAAGATTAACTGTGTATTCTCTCATACTACCATTTGCGCGTATGCATCTAACCTGTATCGCAAACTTAGGCTCATAAATTAACCTGCGATGCGGGTTGTCACCTTCCGCTATTGTAGTGCCAAAATGACTATCTAGGCGATGCCATTTCATATCAGTATGAGAAAGCATCTCATCCCCTTTTTCTATTTTGTCACCTTCTCGCAACAAAACGTGTATCTCTTTACTTGTCGAACTCATCTGGTTTCACCCTCAATTTGTTAAAGTTTACGTCTTCGCTAAAGTTACCCTTATATTCTTTCCAGGTTTCTATAACTTCTCCGCCTTCAATATCGCAAATCCGTTATATTGGAAGCGCCTAAAACGCTAGTAAATGGCTGGCTGGCTGTCATAACAATAGCCCCGTTAGGTTTAATAACCCGCTTCAACTGCTCCCACATTGGTTCAAGCGGTATGATGCTGTCCCATTTGCATGCCGTTGTGCCGTATGGCGGATCTGTCAAAATCATATCGACCGAGCCGTCAGGAATTTCTTTCATTCTTTCGAGGCAATCACCACGCATTAGTTTTAACTCACTCATAGTTATTTATCCAAGTAAGTGTTGGCGTCTGCGTTCGCCT